CGTATTCTCGCGGTCTCCGCGACCGTTCAGCTCTCTGAGATTCGATCCGCTCTTCGCCGCAACTACCGAACCGCGAATTTTGCACCACCGGTCTCCGTACTCGCGTCTATCTGCGACCGAGTTGCTTTCGCCCAACGCAACGCCGATCAGGTCATGAGAATTGAGGACGAAATCGACTGGAATAGCGTATTGGCGGCCACCGAAGCGATGTTTAGGGATATCCTGCGGTCTCACGGCCCTGTCTTGCGGCGAGAAGAGCTATTTGATCACAGCCTTGCGCTTGGAATGAATGAGCACACCTTCAACGTGTATTCATCCTATTCACCGATCTTAAGCCGGCCGGCAACAGGTTTCTATTCGTTGGTGGGGGCTCAAATTCCACCTGGAACAATCGAAGACCTTCGCCGACTCTCTGGTGCGCCACGAGCTGCTGCTACGGATCACGGATGGCTCGTGGATGGCCGAGTCTACGCCGTTTGGAAAGTAACCAAGTCCATGCTCTACAGCGGCATCCTCCCAATGCCAAAATCAATAACCTCTTTCGTGGAGGGGAATTTTCGACTCAATGCGATCGGCGGCGAGTCCGTGGGAAATATCGAAGTTCGTCAAACAACTTGCTGGAATCTTCGCCGGTTCTTTCGACATCTAGGCGCTGAAGTCGATGATCACCTCGGGATGATCTTCGATCTCAAGGAGCGCCAATGTCTCGGATTGCTTGGAGACGCCGAGGCAATGTCTGACTTGGCTTCCGGTAACCTCCCGCCGCAGGGCATGGCGATGGTGCTTGAGGACGAAGACCACGATGACGGTGAAGCTAAGATCCGCTAATCCGCGGTTCGGCCGCGTGCTCTTTTCAAGGCGCGTTCAATTCTGTCCGCAGCCTTTAGTACCTCTTCGTGCTCCCAAATTCGGACTATCAACCATCCATTCCGCTTCAGATTTGCGTTCGTGTCACGATCGCGGTGCTGGTTTGTTTCAATTTTTTCTCGCCACCAACGGGCGTTGCGTTTCGGCCATGTTCCGTGAACGGGACACCCGTGCCAGAAGCAACCGTCCACGAACACCGCTACTCGGTCTCTAACAAACGATATATCCATGGTGCGCCGCGAATCTGGCACTCGGCGGTGAATGCGAAAACGCAGACCCAAGGTATGTAGTCTTGATCGGAGCGCCTTCTCGAGAGGGTTGTTTTTTCCTCTCGTGGCGGACATCCGTTTGCTGACTCTAGGATCGACTTTGGATCGCTTGGGCATGCCTGCGGACGTAACGACGAAGATCCCTCAAAAACGACGCCTCGACGCGGAGGCTACTTTCTTCGAGTCGCGACAGGAATCCCCCTGCCGCCCTCAAAGAGAGGGACCTGACGCGTTTCTGAAGGAACGAAGCTAGATGGTTTGATGGCATATTGACCGGCCAGCTCGACACGTTGGCATGGCCGCGATGTCCGCCTACGCCCCAGGCGGCAGCTGGCCAGCCCGCACTGGGCTTTAAACCGTCATCAGACGCTCCGTCATACTCCTCATTGGTGTTCAAGCGCTCGCCGAGCCATTGCGCGACGGGAACACTTACGGCGTTTCCAACTAGACGCCAGCGTTGCCTATGACCATTTGGTTCTAGCTCCGCGCGCTCCGTCCATCCCGGCGAGAATCCTTGAAGTCTTTCGGCGTCTTCGAGAGATGGCAGCAAGAATGTGCGGCGCCTCGGAAACCAGATCGCCGGCGGTGACGGTATGGCAATGCTTGACCCACCTTTTAGTGGAGGGGTGGCGTCGACTGCCCAGCCAAGCCCGCGATTTCCTTCCGTCCAGTAAAAACCGCAGGCGTGATTGCCCCGACTCTTGAGCCTGGGCTCGCCGACATCTTCGCCCAGTAGCGCTGGCCGCGGGTCTTTGACCGGCGACGCAAGAAGGATGACTCGGCGCCGACGTTGTGGGAGCCCGAAGGCATGGGTGTCCACGGTACGATAGGCCCAGGCCCAGCCCATTCTTTCCAACGCTCGTGTAATCTTTCGAATAGCTGCGCCGCGATGAAGGCGAAGCATGAAAGGAACATTCTCAAGAACAAGCCAAGTAGGCGGTGACTTACTGTCTCGCAGAAGTGAAATGACATGGTTTATTAGTTTCGAATGTTTGCCGCCAATTCCGTTGCGCATGCCGACCTGACTAAGGTCCTGGCACGGGAATCCGGCCGTAACGACATCGCAGGGCGGCAGCTGCCTTAGCTTCCGGACGTTGTCGGTCAGCTCCACATGAGGAAAGTGATGAGACAGGACGCGTCGAGCGGCGGGATCTGATTCACAAAGCATCACAGCAATGTGGCCAGCGCGGCGGAAACCGGTTTCTAGGCCGCCTATTCCAGCGAATATGCCGGTAACCAATAGCGGTACGAATGGAGAAGACCCCAGGGACGCGGCCGCCGGCGCCGCCTCGTGGGCATATTCCAACAACGAGGTGACTCGTCTTTCCAAGCCTGGCTCCCTCGACCTCAGTCCGGTGAACGCTAGCAGACCTGATTCAAGACCTCGAGCGAAATCCATGCGCGAAAGCGTGGAGGCCAGCGATTTCTGGGGATCGATGGTTCGAAATGACTAGTTCAGCCCGAAAGTACGGTTCTGCATGGAAGGCGAAATAGCCGCGCGGGTCGGAAGGGTGGATAAAGCAATTTCGGAAGTACTAGCGCTGCACGCTCCACTCTACCGTACTCTTGCTGGTCGAGGAACGCTGAGCTCGCATTGAGATATCGCAGAACTTCTGGGCTCCGGTTGCGCCGCAACTGAGTGAGAAACACACAAATCCTCATCAGTTCGACGGATATTCGATATTGGACCTTATGCGACGGCAGGAAAGTCCAGCAAACGTCGTTGCTCGTCCCAGCAAAGTGATGAGAGTCCTTGCAGCTTCGACAGGTTCAACGATGTCGGATGGCATCCGACAACAATCGTCTCCGTGAGATCCGGAGCTAGAAACGCGAGCCGCAGTCCTTTTCGGATGACCTTTGGATGTAGTTTGGCCACGTCGGCCAATTCCTCGATCGATTGATAAGTCCCGTCGGAAAGCGCCTTGAGCCACAAGTGTGCCCGGGCCACTGCCTGAATCAGGCCGACGTCCGGCTCTTCGATTGATTGACAACCATCGGTTTCGATTCGCGCGTGCGATGACGTCGGGAGCTGCGGTCGAGCGATCTCAATCAGGCTTCCGGTTGCATCGTCCGCTTTGAGGGTGACCAAAATTGTCGTCTGACCTAAGACGATGCGTTCGATTTGCGCGCCGATAAGGTCTTGATCGTTCAGGTCGCCTGAGATCTGCGCAAAACGTTCTCGCAGAGCCGAAACGATGCTGCCTTCAAGGTCAGGAGCAGAAACGCGGCATACCGACCCCGCTTCATCGCGCCGGCCCGTGAGGATCGCGGAACTGACATAGAAGCGATACCGAACCCCGCGCTTGGTCGAAAAGCTTGGGCTCATACGATTGCCGCGATCGTCGAACAGCAACCCGGTGAGAAGTGAGCGACTTTCCGATCGTTGTTGGCGGCGCTCAACGGAATTGCTCTTGAGAAGGTCTTGAACCGCATTGAAGAGAGCAGGATCGATGATTGCGTTGTGCTCACCGGGAAACCACGCCCCCTTGTGGCCCATCTCACCGAGGTAGGTTCGGTTCTTGAGCAGATAGGCGAGGGGGCCGTAGGTAAATCGGACTCCTCCGGTTCTCCTACCGGATGGACTGGTTCTCTGCTTCGACACGATCCGTTTTTCGGCGAGGTCCGCTGTGAGGTGTCGCAGACACTTGAGTTCGAGATAGCGCCGATAAATGTATTGGACAATTTCGGCTTCAGGCTGATTGACGACCAGCTTCTTGTCCTTGGCATCGTAGCCAAGCGGAACGCCGCCCCCCGTCCATTTTCCCTTCTTACGCGAGGCCGCTACTTTGTCGCGAACGCGTTCGGAGGACAGCTCCCGCTCAAATTGCGCAAAAGATAGAAGGACGTTGAGCGTCAGTCGTCCCATCGAGGTCGTGGTATTGAATTGCTGAGTGACGGCAACAAAGGAGATGCCCTTCTTATCGAAGATCTCCACAAGCTTGGCGAAGTCGGCGAGCGATCGCGTAAGCCGGTCTATTTTGTAGACGACGATCACATCGATGCGCCCTGCATCGATATCTTCCAGAAGGTGCTGCAGGGCAGGGCGATCCAGGTTTGCGCCGGAATAAGCGGGATCGTCGTAGTGCTTTGACAATGCGCGCCAGCCCTCATGGGTCTGCGATTTGATATAGGCCTCGCAAGCTTCGCGTTGGGCATGGAGCGAATTGAATTCCAACTCCAACCCATGTTCGGTCGACTTGCGCGTGTAGATCGCGCAGCGAACCGACTTCTCTGGCTTAGAGGCCATGGCCCGCTCCCATCGTTGTCGATGGCTTTATGGCGAGCGGAGACCTTTGAGGCCCACCCCGTTTTAGCGGCGCCTTGTCCGTAGGTTGTTCATCGCTCGATCTGTCGGCTGGCCGAAGACCGAAGAATTTCGGTCCATTCCACCGCGTGCCGGTGATCTCGCGCGCGATTTCCGAGAGGCTTGGATAGGTGCGGCCCTCGTAGGAAAATCCCTTGTCCAGCACCGTCACGCGGTGCGTCTTGGTCTTCCACTCGCGGACGAGCACCGAGCCGGGCTTGATGCGTCTGGGGAATTCAATCCTGGCTGTCGGCTTCCTCGCAAGGGTCGCGACGATGCGATCAAGGTCCCGTTGCGCGGCTGAGGACAACTTGCCGTAGGTGTCCTCCTGCAGTTTTTGAGCGATGCTGCGGCGGAGAAGATCAGGACCGAAAGCTGGCGGGGGTTTGGTGCGAAAGAGGGAGCGCCATCGCACGCGCAATTCGTGAATCGAACATCCGGGCAATATCGCGAGCTCGGCCGCAACCGGCTCCTGGGCGGGGCTCTGCATCGGCATGGACTGGCGCCTCCGGCAGTGGGATCTGCCGTCCATGCATGCTCTGTGTGGCCTGCAAGTCCAGTCGAAAGAGTTCATAATTACGTTTATGAAATCAAATGGTTAGGCGGCGTATTGCAGCCTGAGCTTGCCCTTCCGTTCACTTTTTGTTCTGTACTGCAAATGGACCAGGACGAGACGCTCCTGACCTACCCGTACGTCGTGTTCCGGCTGGCGTGCCGGTACTGCCCGCGCGCCGGCACCTATCGGACTGTGCGCTTGGCGGTGAAGTACGGCTGCGACGCGAAGACCGAAGAAGTGATGCTCAAGCTCGCGGCCGACTGTCCCCATTGGAAGCGTAACAAGCGGTGGCCGGAGGGCTGCGGGGTCTATCTCCCGGATCTGAATCCGCCGCAACGGCCGCCTCATATGCCCGGCGCGTCGCGTCTGCGGGTCGTTAAGTAGGCGGAGATCGTCTCTCAGAAGAATCGAATTGAATTGGAACCGGCCACCGTTCCTGTCCCTTCTGCCGTGGAACCCTTAAGCCACCGAGAATCGTGCTGACGGGGGACGAGCCTGCCTCGTGTCACGCAATTTTTTGAAACCCCGCTGCGATGAGCGGCGCCGCGTCCTCTTCGCTCATTTCGAATGTGCCGTCCGACCCCGCCGTGACCATCCGGCCGGTTCGCGTGGAGGCGTGGGTTCTCACATCTGGCGGTCTGATCTTCACCATTTTCGCACTCGGGGCGGAGCGCGTCGCTTCCAGATCCCGGCGCCAAAATTCAAAAATTGCCCACGCGGGATGTCGCTGCTTGGTCCAGGCGAGAGCCTGGGACGTCGAATCGGCCTGATCGTTGTATTTGGCCTTCGGGAAAGTCGTTAGCTCTTTCAGGTACTCAGCGAGCCAAGGGGCCTCCCGCGGCAGGTAGACGAACCCGTTTTCGATCGTCGCGGTTTGCACGATGAGGCGCATTTCCTTCTCGCCCTCGGGCTTGCAGCGCGTAACGGAGATCCCTTCTTCGATGAGTTCCTGGATCAATGGAGTTCCCGAGGCGCTATCCTCGATGAGCACGACCGTTGCCTTATGCGCTTGCCACTGCCCCCGCACCGCCCGCTTGAGATCGGGGAACTCCATGCGCTTTCGCAGGACATGCAATAGGTAGATGCGCTTATCCTTGATGCCCCAGGTGGTGCAGACGCTGTAATCGCTAAGTTCGGTCACCTTGTTCGCCGTGTCCCAGCTCTGAACGATCTGGTCGAACTTGTCCGGTAGCTCATTAGGCCCGTAACGGGGGAACGAGGCCTCCTTGATCAGGCCGCCGCCGAAAGGAGCCGGCGTCTGCTGGTATTGGCCGGCGAAATTGTATTCGCCGATGGTGTGGCGAATCTGCTCGAGCGTCTCGCGCGACTCCCGCTCGGGGTGCAGAATCTCTCCCGCGCGGCGGGTGAACCGAGAGGGTCCGAAGGGGCTTGCGATCAGGTGTTCTTCGTCTTGCTCCGCGATCGCCGGGAATGACACGACCTCCCAGCCTTCCTGCTCACGCACGTGACCGACGAGATCATCCTCGTGCAGGCGGTGCATGATCAGAATGATGCAGCCCGATTGCTTGTCGTTTAGCCGACTGTAGAGGGTGTGGTCATACCAATCATTGCAGGCTCTGCGCTGGCTCTCGGAAAGGGCCTCATCGGGCTTCAAGGGATCATCGATGATGATCACATCGGCGCCGCGGCCGGTCAGGACGCCGCCGACCGAGGTCGCGAGCCGATAGCCCTGGGCCGTGGTCACGAACTCCTGCACCGCCTGTTTCTCGGGGGAGAGACGCGTGCGGAAGATTCCTCGATAAAAGCCGCTGTTCATAATGGTACGGCAGTCGCGGGCGAGCTTGTCCGCAAGTTCCTGCCCGTAGCTCACGCATAAGATCTGCGCAGTTGGGCTATGGCCGAGCCACCAGGCGGGTAGCGCGATCGAGGCGAGAAGCGATTTCAGATGGCGGGGAGGGACGTTGACGATGAGGCGCTTGATTTCGCCTTTCCAGCACGCCTCGAGTTTCGCGGCCATAACTTCGATGTGCCCGTTCCCGTAGAACCTGGCCTGGGGGTTGATCTCGTGGAAAGAGCGCTGCGCGAACGCGCTGAAGTCTTGGCGAAGGATCGCCCGGAATTCAGCTGGGGTCAGGCTCTTCATCGCCGCCTCCGTCCCCCAAGCGCCGAATACGGGCAAAAATCTGCTCCACGACCTGCCGGTCGGCCTCGTCGAGGGCGTTGGTCTCGGCTGATG